CGAGTCTTGAAAGCATTTTGAGTAAACGCGCCGAGCTCGGACGCTTCGAATGAGCCGCGTAGTGTCATGACACCACCTTGGCCCATGTTCGGCCGGCCCGATTGCAGTCTTCGTATCGAACCGCAATTCCGGAAACTGTCAGCCCAGTTGAAACAAGCTTATACTCGGCAGTTATGACCTCCCCTTTGAATCCCGTCTCCGGAAGCCAATAGGGAATCGTGATCTGCTCTTGTTGCGTAGTTGATCCGTCCGTCGCCGATCTCGTCAACGTATCAACATGAGTATAAGTTATGCCATTCCTGATAAGACCATCATACGATGATCGTCGCAAGAGCCATGGCTTCGCGACCGGAATATCGTCTCCGAACTCGTCAGAACCGTTCCATTGTTTGCAGATTAAGTAATTATCGTATTCCTCTTTAACTACAAAATCAGACGTCCAGGACGTACCAAGTCGAACAATTGCCCACTTAACGCCGGATCCTTCCGATCGCCAGATGACTTCCGCGGCGCCAACGCCACCGAAAAGATATCCCGTCTCGCCATTGACAATCCCGCACTTCAGAACGTCACCGGCGAAATCGTATTTAACCTGAACCGGGACGCATCCTGAGATCACCGCTCGGCCAATCAGACCCGGCGCCAACGGCTCGAGCAAAACGACGAATCGGGAATTATGATCGGGAACCGCGGGAGTTACGCCGACGAGCGCGGGATCCGCAACGAATTGCTCCGGGACGCTGGCCGGATCGATTACGATGTCGTCGATCCCCAAGATCCCGAAACGTCCGACAGATTGCGACGATCCGTTTTTGACCAGAATAACGTCGGCGTCCCGGAACACTGTCCCCGCTGGCGAGTCCTGTCCCATGCGACGATTAACGTAATCCTGCGTCGCGTCGAGCATCGTGTTAAACGTGCTCGCCGCGATTTGGATCGGGTCGCCGGATTTGACTTTTTGAAACGCCATATTGACACGCTCGCGTCGGACGTCCTGTCCGCTTGTTCATGTCACGCCGATACCAAGATCAGAAAATGCGCCCTCTTCGTAAACCTGCTCGACATAGACCGCTTTCGGCTTCGGGATGATCGCCTTAGCCGAAGCGTCCTCCGATTTCTGGTAATCGATCCAAAGGTATTCCCAGCCGCGTTTATTGATCGGTCCGATCTCGCCGTCCGTCGGCTGATCGTTAACCCGGCCGATGTAGATGTCCGATTTGTTTTGACTCGCAGAGAACCCGAAATAGATCTCCCAATCCTCGATCCCGCGGCGACTCCCGCGAGCACCGAGAAAAAGAACTTCGCCCGCTTCGAATCCGCGGAATGGAGCGTCGTTCACCTTCCCGGTCAACGCGAAGAGTTTCGCCTTGTAGGCGCCGGTAATCAGGTTGCCGGCGATGTAGAACGTTTCGGACCAGTTGTAAACCGGGACGACGATATCGACGCCGTTAACGGTGTCTCCGTCCCAGCCGATTGCGCCGCGATGATTTGGCGGAGCCAACATTACGCAATTGGCGCCATGGGGCTTCGGAACTTCGCCAGTCGCAGGAATGTAGCCAGTCCGGAAAGCCCAATTATTCGAATAGGACCGGAGCGTCCGAAGCGACTGCTTTAGATTCTGCGTCCCGCCCGATAGATCGAACTGATAGATCGGAGCGTTTGATTTGACGAACCGAACAACGCCGGACCAAACGGTATAGGACTCGGGAGTTACCTTAATCTCGGCGCGCGGAAGGAGGACCGACCCGTCCCCGTACAAATCATAATGTGTACTTGACGCCTGAGTTACGGCGAGTTTCGCGTCGTATTCATTGGTCGTCCCGGTGACCACAAAATACGCCTCTACCTCCGGATAGAGTGCATTCGTGACAACCGGGGAACCCTGTTTTTCCTTACACTGGATCGCCATCGTGCAATCTCTTGATTATTGCGGATTCTCGTCCGCGATAAACTCGCAGAAAGCGCCCTTTCCGATCGTGCCGCCGCCGACAGTCGCCACAATCGCGACTTCGAAAACGTCGCCGGCGACGTAGGACGTAGACGACAAGACCGCTTCAACGACTTCCCGAGCGGCTTTCGAACTGTTGATTGTGATCACCGCGGTTAACACCGATGACCCGTTTTTCTTCAAGTCAAACGTGATCGTCGCGGCGCCCGCGCACGCAACGACATTCCCTGCTTTGAACGCAACGATCGTTCCGTCCGCGTGTGCGACATGGATAACTCGCGACTCGCTCGCGCCGGTCGTTGCCGATTCCTGCGCGTATTTCTCGCGGAGCCGGGAGACGACTTTTGTTGCCGTAATCCCGCCGATAAGTGCGGCATCCGAAATGGATCCGTCCGGCGGAAGGAAGCTGGAACATGACAACCGGCCGGCAACGTGGATATCTTCATTGAGAACGCCCATGATTCACCTTTAGGTAAACGTTCCGAATTTCGCGATCCGATCGGCGATCTTCTGGATTCCTTTGTTTTGTTGTTTGGCCAAAGCGACGTGCTCTTCGGCTGCCTTCGCCGTTCGCTCCTGTGCTGACCCTGGACCCAGGCCGGCAATTCTGGACGCGTTAAACGACCCTATTGCGAGCCCGCGAGTCGCCGTCTCAAGCCCGAATTTGCCGGGCCCGGTTGGCGAGCCAGACTCATTGTCCGCCTGAAACTTCGCCGCTTTCGCCTTTGCTGCTTCGGACGCCTTCGCGTACGCGTCTCGGGCCGCCGCGAGCTTGTCGCGAGCGTCCGCCGTTTGTTTATCCGCGTCCGCCGCAAGACCGTTCATCGCGTTTTGCTCGTCGATTCCGAACTGAGCGAGCGCGCCGGAATGAGTTGTCCCCTCTTTGTCGAGCCGAGACTTTCGGGACCGCTCAATTTCGGCGAGCGCCGCGGCTTTGTCCGCCGTGATCTTTTGTTCCGCCGCGACGAGTGCTTCGTCGACCGCCGCGTTTGCCGCTTCGGAGTTGAAGTCCGATGAAAACAGCCCCTTGATGTCGTTCCAAACCTTTTGAGCGATCGCCTTAATGGTTGCCCAGCCAAGTTGAACGGCGGATGAAAATCGCTCCCAGGCCGAATACAGAAAAGACGTCGTCTCAATCCATCCGACAGAGAGACCGTGAAAAGCCGTCTCGGCGGCGGAAATGATCGCAGTCCAGCCGCCGATCGCTACCCGGACCAGGAATCCACGCATGGCAAGCCAAATCCTCGATAGTGCCGCCGAACCTTCGACCCAGACCAGTTTCAGCGAGGCCCATAAAACGTCGGCGGCGGACTGGATGTCGCCAGCCGTAAGAGACGCTCCAATCGTGTTGACAACTTCAGAAATGAACGCGGAGAGACTCGCGAACCGGACCCGGAGAAAGTCCAGGACTTTCCCGATCACGCCGGATTGATAAACCCACATTCCGCCAAACGCTGCAATCGCGGCGACGGCAATACCGAGGGGAGAAACGATCGCAGCCGCCATGCCGACAACGCCGGCCGCCAATGTACTGATCATTGAGACCGTGGCCGCCATGATCGCCCGGAGCCCGCCGAATGCGAACGACGACGCCCGCATGATCGCACCAAGCCCAATTACGGCAGTCCCCAGAGCAACGAGCGCAGTCCCGGCCGCCGTCGCAATCCCGCCGAGCTTGAAAATCGTCGTAACGGTCTCTTTATGATGTTTGATGAAAACAACAACCTGCTGGACAGCGCGGGAATAGATATTTGTCAGCCGGGTTAACTCCGGAGCAAGAGCGATGGCGATCGCCGAGTTAACCTTTTTGATCTCCGCCCAGAGTCTTTCGAGGGAGTTTTGCAGCGCGGCGCCAGCTTTAACGCCTTCGGTGGACGCGACGAGCCCGAACTCTTTCGCTTCCTTCGTGAGTTTGCTGATCCCCGCGGCGCCGTTCTCGGTTAACGGGAGAATCGTCGTCCCCGCCTTTCCGAAAATTGCCATCGCCGCCGCCGCCCGGTCCGTATCGTTCGATAATGCGGAGAGCCGATCCGCAATCATTGCGAATTGCTCGTCTGGCTCAAGAGCGAGTAATTCCTTCGCCGACAAGCCGATCGACGCAATATTCCCGGCCGCTTCCTTCGACCCTTCAGACGCCGCTCCGATCGTCTTTTGCATCTTCCGGAGGGACGTTTCGAGTGTCTCAACCTCGACGCCGGACTGAGTCGCCGCGTACTTCAACGCCGACAATGCCTCGACGGAAATCTGCGTCCGCCGGGACATCGACAAGAGCTCTTTGGACCCTTCAGCGAATACATAGGACGACGCGAGCATGGACCCGGTGATCCCGGCGCCGAGTGCCCCGATTTTCACGCCGATCGAACGGATCCCCTCGCCGAACGCTTTGACTTGCGCAGCAGCACGATTCAAGCCCGCTTGGAGCTTGTCGTTTACGCCGAGCTCGACAAACGCCCGGCCGGCTTTGATTCCGCTTGTGTCCGCCATAATCCCGCCGCTCGATCGCCGATCACGTCGGCTTTATGCTGTTCTCCCAGAGTCCCGGGAAGTTTTTCGATTCCTTCTGCAACGCCGGGACCATGTAGGGACGTTTCTTGATCCTGATCGGGACCGTCTGTCCACGCTGTCGCGCTTTCGACGCGCCGCCAACCTCGAGAGCTCGCGGCGCCGTTCCGGATCGGATCGCCACAGGACCAACCAGGACGGAATCGGATCCCTTGTCGTATCCGAAGAGGATCCATCGCCGGAGCAAATCCGTGTGACTGAACGGCGGAGATCCCGGCTCGGACACTCCCACCCGCCGCTTGATTGAAGTTTTCGCTCTTTGCCGGACGTATGCTCCGGCTTTGGAAAGATTCCGAAATCGAGCCTTGTCCGCCTGCTTTGAGACGGCGACTCGATCGAAGAACATTTCCTTGATCTTTAAATCGATCACACGTCCGCCCGATCACGCGCCGAACCAGATTACGCCTGGATCCCGGTCGCCAAAATCTTGACCTTCAACCGATTGGTTGCAGTCGCGTAACCGAGTTGAGTGACGTAGCTATTTGTCGCAATCGCATCCGCCGGCGGATCGGCTTTCCCGGCAGTCGCCGACAGGTGAAGAAAGAGGCCAGCCGACGCAAAAAGCGCGGAGTCGACGACGACCTCTTGATCGTTGGTGAAATAGGAGACCGGCTGATCAGCCGCGGCGGAGTTTGCAGCCATGCCGACAACAACGGCTTCGGCCGACGTTCCGTCCGCCTGCGCCTTGTAGACCTTTCCGTCGCTCGCCTTGATGTAGACAAATTCGCCGGCCGCGATTGCCTCGCCGGCTTTGCCGCCACCGTTGGGACTCACGCTCGAATCGTACGCCTTGACCGCGGAAGCCGTGATTGAATAAGCGGACATTACGTCGCTCCTGTGAAAAATCCTTTTAAGTCGTCCATCGAGATCGTCGGGAGTTTCGGTGTCGGTCTCCCGCGCCACGCGAACGGATTTAGATCATCCGGACTTACCGCGTCAGCGCTATCGTCTCGCATCATGTTTGCCAGAAACGCGAGCGTTTCCGCCTGCATCCTGGACGCCGCTTCCGCCATCGTGATCAGTTGGCGGATTGTGTAGCCGCCTGGATCGAGTCCGACGGAACCGGCACATCGCCAGATGAGTTTCTCAACTTCGCGAGATACTTCGTCGCTTGCTCGCGGATCGAGCTCGGATCCGTCATCTCCTGGAGGACGTCCAGACTCTTCTCCCGGACTTCCCGTCCCGCCTTGATCAGATTTGCCAGACTCTCGCGGAGTCTGGCATTCTGGAAAAAATCAACGAGCTCATCCTCCAGAGCCGTAATCGCGTCTCCGATCGGATCGCCCCACATTGCCCGGCCGAAGTCTTCATCCGAAACGCCGTCCGCTTTCGCCTGATCGCTACAGGCCGCGAAGATCACATCGCAAAACGAGACGATGTCGCCGAGCTTGTCCGACACTTCCTTCGTTCCGTACGCCAGCAAGTCGACGCCGGTAAGGTTCCGGACTCGGCGGACCGTCGTAATGTTGAGCTCGATCCGCCATTCGCGACCGTTTTTGTCTTTGAAACTATGCACGTTTCAACCCGCTTCCTTGCGCTTGCTGATCGTCGATATCAACAGCCGGACGTCCTGCCCGGCTTATGACCCGTTCGTCACCCAGCGATAAGCCGCGCCGGCCGTGCGCTTCACAGTGACGGCCGCCGTCATGGCTTCCTTGAGTTGCTCATTTCTTTCGAATTTGAACACCATCGCGTCGAACTCAGGACCGTTGCCGCTTGCCGTGTCGAGTGCGCGAATGCCGATGATTGAATCATTCAGGTATGAATCGAGCAGTGCCGCAAAAGCCGCGTTTGCGGGATCCCACACGACATCGAAGTCCAGACCGACGGATTTGAGACCCGGGCCCGTTGCTTCCCACCCGGCATCTTGGCGCGAAGTGATGTCGACTTCGCCCTTATCAAGAGCGACCTTGTTGTCCTTCACGATCGCAAGCTCTGTCCAGGATCCGCCGCCGGAAACTCCGCCAACCTTGTAATACAGTTTGGCGTTGATCGAATATTTAATCGCCATTTGTCAATCTCCCAGGCCGAAAGTCACCGTTACAACGCTCGTGAACGATCGGAATTTTTCTATATGTTCCGGGTGAACGACCGGATCCGTTTCGCGCTCCATCCACGCCAGCGATTCGAGTCCCTGGACGTCTGTCCAGTCCGCTTCAAATATCGCGCGATCGATAGACTCGACGAGATTCGCTAAGCCCTCTATTTCGGATTCCTGCTCAACGATTATCTTTTTCTGGACGACAACCAGGACCGTATAGCGACCCTGCCGGCTATCCCTGCTGGCGAGCTCATTCGTCGGCTTCGCCGGCATAACGACGACCGACAAGTCCTTCGGTGCGCCGTTCGGGTGTACCAAGTGCCATCGATTCACCGCCACAAACGGAATCGCGAACGTCCCCGCGTTCAGCTTGGCGACGACAGCGTCCGCAATTTTTGAAAGCGTGCTCAAGAGTCACCGACGACAAGTTTCGTATGAACCCGGAGCAACGTTTTAAATGGATCGCAATACCGAAATGGAGGTTCGTCGCCGAGCGACATCACTTCATATAGGTATCGAGTCCCGGACGCTTCATGAACAATTCGATCTCCCGCCCTTGGCTGATACGACGAGCCGTCAAACGTCAAGCTCGACGCGGGAATGATGAAATCTTTCGATTCGCTCCGGTAAACGACGCCGTCTTCGTTCGTCTGCTCATACGGAGTCGATCCGAGCCAAGCCCCGACAGAAATCGTTCCGAGCGGCGCCGCATAGGAGACAGTCTCCGGATCATCTA